AAAAATAAAAAATACTTTTAAAATTGATGCGCCCATTAAATACATCATCATATGACTTAGCCCCAAATATATTATGAGCCAAGTTCTTATCTTCCTCTACCTCCTCTGGCCTACCAATCAATCCGACTGATAGACCATTCCCCCATTGTGATACTACATACCTCATGATAGCTCCTTCAGTATGGATGTCCCCTTAGCTGTGATCTTCCGCTTACCGTCGATCTCCATGAAGCCGCTACGCAGGAGGTTGTTCTCTGCGTCTAGCTGGATGGCAGAGCGGGACATTCCAGTGACAGCAGACAGCATTTGGAGCGAACTGGGGCCATTGGATTTGAGAACGTCGAGGATCTGCACCTCAAGGTTGGTTAGACCGTGCGGCTTGATACCCAAGAGACGCTTCATCTCAACCCAGTCTGCGGCTCGGACTTTGGACTTGTTTTTGATTTCGCAGAAGGCTTTGATCTCCAAAGCTCTCTTGATTGCACTGCGAGCGTTGCCACGAACAGTGTCAGCAATCTGACCAAGAATAGGATCGTCGAACTGCACCCAACTAAGCTTCTTTTTGATGATATGAGCAAGCTCTTTAGAATTGTAAGGCTTGAAGTCAACAATTGTCATGCGATCCTTGAACGGATCGAAGATCTTATGAAGCTCAGTAGTCGCAAACAAGAAATTCTGTTTTTGGAAGTCAAAGGTCGCGAACCCCTCCCCAATAGATACCTGCTTAGTTTTAGCTCCCTCTACATTGAAAGCTGTGAGGAACACCTCAACCAAATCATTAGGTAAGGCATGACACTCATCGAAGAGGATGGTAATCTCCTCTCCTGCGATAGCTGGCATGAAGACTTGTTCGAAGAACTGCTGAGCATTGCGAATTGTGCCGCAGTTAATCTCAAGAAGTCTTTTTTTGATTCCCTTAGCAAAGTCCTTAGCGAACTCAGTCTTACCTAACCCCTTAGCTCCATTAAGCATGATGGGAGGGATGATTGAGCCAGCTTTGTGAGCTTTGGCATAGAACCCTAGACGGTTTTTGACCTCAGTTTGGCCTACAAGTGTTTCAAACATAGCTTTAGTGAATTTCGAATTGAATTACTTCTTCTGAATTAGGCTCATTAGTGGTAGATGATATCGTCATGACTGGAGCTGGAGCTGGAGCTGGAGCTGGGGCTGGAGATTCCTCAATCTCGAAACCGATACCCTCTAGCCATCTCTTACTAACAGAGACCTTAGCATTCAAGCCAAGGTTGTTGACAAGATCAGCGAGTTTGATGCTGATGAAACTGGTCGAACCTTTAGGACGACCACGACCTCGTTTTGGTGTATTACTCATAACTGTTGGTAGATTAAGCTTGGACTTTGCGGGTGTCAACATTTTTTTGATTAAAATATGAATTATTATTCAGACCAAGATCTTGAGGGCGAGGATCAGGAGCATTCCTCTCTGCCTCCTCCGCTAACTCAGCCATGATCTGGTGATACTCTTCATACTCTTCGGGTGTATTAAAAATGGGGTGTTCGAATTCCATAACGAGGTCATTATGGATCAACGAACACCCCAATGCAAGGCTTTTTTTGATTTTTTTTAATTTAAATTCTTACCACGCTTCTCTTGGGTCATTGCTTTGGCTAGGATGGTGTATCCAATGATATCATCGAAGGCATCATAAACACTCTCGTTGGAGACCTTCAGCTTACCATCATAAACAAAAGATCTAATTCTTTGAATCTTATCCATGATTCTAATCATCACCCCAATTACAGGATCTACATCAAGAGTTTCAGTCGCTTTAAAATTTGCAAATGGATCTTTACTACCTTCTCCACCTGTATAATCGGAGCTTTTCTTTCTTAGTGTATCCTTGAGACTATTAGTAGTCTCTTCCAACATGGTTATAACTTCTTCAATTGTCATAATTTTTTTGTTTTGATTCCATTCTTTCTATGTGTCTTTCCCACATTCCTTCAATAGAGTTTTCTTTTTTGTGTTGTTCGATGAATTCTACTGCTTCTTCTATTCTTCTATTAGCTAACTTGACTCTAGCCTCTAGGTATACTTGATAAGGGAACCTGAACCAACAGATTAAACCAACAACCAAACCAAGGGGAATGCCAATGATAATCGAACCAATTAAAATAGTGAAATTCTCAAATACCCTCTTCATACTTTACTTTTTAATTCTTTTATGGGCATATTATACATGTTAGCATGGACTACAAACCCATTCGATGGATCTATCTGGCCTTTCCTCATATACTTCGCCTTTTCGAAATACTCATCTTGAGGCATATAACCACACAACCAAATTGATTCGACTCCATGATAAGTAGCCGCTTTGCCTTTTCCCTTTTTCTCTTTGAATGTTATTGAGATGAAGGCGTAAACATCAGTTTTTTGGTGTTTACTGGTCGCAGCAATTGAGACTTCATAATGGCCTTCAACATCTCTGGTCCTCCTCTTTGTTTTAACCTCTATCTTTTTTTTGTTTTTTACCAGATCGTAATTGTATTTCTCGCTTCCCTCATCGCATGAAATATTATCTGCTTTTAAATGTCTAGCTAAAGCGATTTCACCCAGATAACCAGCTAAATTCCCGCCACCTGACGTGATTGAATTCTTGATCGAACCTAAAGCTTTAGATTTTTTTATTGCCTCCCTCGACATCCAAGGAAAATATTTTATTTTTTTAGGAATCACAGAAAATAATTGTTTTTTTTGATAAAAATTTAAAAATTTTGCAAAGATTAAATATGTTATCCCATATTTGGAAATATCACAGTCGATCTGGGTCTTTTGAGATAGTTTCAAGAAGCTTTTTTAATTGATCCCTCCTCTCTTTTGTCTGAGCTGAGAAATCTCCATACTCCATATCCTTATCAACACCAAAAATCTCTTTCAACTTATCTTGTGACTTAATATTAACGTCAAATGAGTCTTTGTGCAAGGATTTTCTTCTAAAGATTTTAGATAACAGGTTAATTATATTTTTAATCATTTTTTATTTTCTATAAATTACTACCAGTATTAACAACTCCACTATAACCAGTGTCAAGATTAATATTTCTTGAGTATTCATCTTTTTTTTGAAGTTAGATTTTTTAAGTTTTTTTAGTCATTCCAATGTCTAATTGTATTAGCGATGATGAAACCGCATGTCGTTATATGGATGACCCACCAGAAAGTTCGAATAAGAGTAGCAAGGTCTGCTTCCCGTGGGTTGTCTGACACCCGCTCGCCCATAGTCCTACACCATATTCTCCATAATTTAGATTTCAAGGCTTTTAATTCTTATTTTAATGAAATAAACTTGCAAAGATTAGAAGGGCATCTCACAAAACTGCATTCGCGGCTTCGTTGCGTAACATCGCGAGATGAATAAGTATCCCATTTATCTTTTGTGTTCCAAGGTATTATGATGGCCCCAGTTCTAGATTTGTTGACAATCCAGTAAGCATGAGGTGGATTAGCTGTTTGTTTTTTTATTTTGTATTCCTCATCCACTGTAATCATCTTAAAACCAAATTCCTCAACCGATTGGAAATCTCTACTGCTTTGTTTTACTTGATGAGGGACTGCAACCTTCAGATCGCATTGATCTTGAAAAGAATACCTCTCTTCCTCACTTGGGGTTACAGAATGAATGGGTAAAATAACATCACGCCCATTTGCTTGTATATGTTTAGCGACTGCGAAAACAGCATCCCTGCTATTTTCTAAATCTGCGGTGAAGTCTTCGTACGTTTTGCTAGCCATAATTATTTAAATATTAATTCTTGTTGAACAGTAGCTGGGACTTCATTCTTATAAGCAAGGTCATATAACTTTGGCCCCAAAACTGCCCCCCAAATAGTAAGTAGAGATTCTTCTAGCATTGTATTGTATGCTAATGCTGCCTCTTCTTCTGTTTTAAATGTTTTACATAGATAAAAGCTTTTACCATTCTCATCTAAAATATTGGGAAATCCAATTCGCATTTGATAAGCTCCATTAGGTCTTTTCCGTAAACCTTTATATTTCCTTCTTTTTATGGGGCCACATTTCAGAATATTCTCAAATTGAGTAACAATCATTAGATTACTATGATGATTATTGGCTTTGTTACTATCAATATGATCAGTGCATACCATATTACAAATCATGCGGAAAGCTGTTCCTAATTCTAATTCATGCCGCTCTCGACCTATTTTCAAACCATAATGAGATACTATTGGACTCAATGAAATAAGATCTGAAAATGTTTCTGTGAGCAATCTGTGCTGTTTAATGTATTTGTCGTAACCTTTCCCTTGAAGATGATATTCTAAATAACCTGTTGGATTTAAGTGAGGCTTCAAAACTCTCCCTAATGTCGCTCCTTTCCCTAACCCCACTCTATAAACATCTGAGGTATAAAAATCCATTTCATACTCAGTATAAGTAACTCCTTGGTAAACTGCTTGTCTTCTAAGTGATTCCATATATTTATTTCTTTATGGCATAGCCTCGATATTGATCCGCTGGATCTAAATCCCAACCGTTTATGCCAAACTCATGCGCTCCTGTTTCAGCAGTCATAAGATCATGAATTTCTGGAGAATCTAACTTATAACAACAAGAATCAATAGGATTCCCTTTGTCATTTAAAACCGCCACCATAAGCTCCTGATACCCGTCAGGCCCAATAATCTTACTGTCGTATGTGTAAGTTTTCATTTAAGCTTTAGAGTTCATCGAAAAGAATACTTGCAATTTCTTCATTTGTATAAAAGTCCAAGTTCTCTACGACATCCTGCAAGAGTAAATCATTAAAAACTTTCTCCTCTGATACTTTTGGGGCTATAAGCATATAGTCATCAAAAATACAAGCAGGATCTTCTTTTAACTTCTTTGTCGTACAACTACAGAGAAAAACAAAAGGTAATAAAGTCAATTTCATTTTGCTGATACTACAATGTATTCGTGATGCTCTTTGTAATTGTCAGCGTAATCAATACAATCTTTGAACTCACCATGATAATCAATAAATGAAGCATCAACAACAAAGAACTTACCTTCTGGAAGCGGATACTTCTCTGCACCTTTGGCTAGATGAGTAGAAGAGATTCTCCAACCATTACCATCACGTTTGACAAGGCTCTTGAACCGCATCATTTCTGAAGGATGATCATCCTCATTGAAATTGCTCAACATCTTTTCTAATTGAAACTTGGTGAGAGAGACACATGCTTCGACCTTTTCTGGATAAACAATCTTTTCTTCTGTGATTGTTTTGACTTCAGGACTTCTAAAGCAGCTCCAAGTTGCCAGCGCCCAAAGGGGTAGTGATGTAGCTAGGAATAATTTAGTTTTCATAAGCAATAATCTTAGATTAAGACATTTTAACTCTTTCGTCAAGAGCTAAATCAGAAAAAGTTTAACTTTCTTATAAACTCTTGATTAGCAAACTACTTATCTCTCTCCTGACCACAACTACATCAGTATAATAAACAAAATTTACTTTTTTGTAATTGTCCCAATACTTTATCGCGTCTTTTTCGTAGTCAAAAGAAGGGAAATTGGGTATCTCTTTATATTCAGCACCCTTATCCTCCATTAAATAGTATTTTAAACTATAGTATTTCATTTATTTTAAAACGGCGAAACCTTTATGGTTACCTTTTAAAAATTCAACGTTTTTATTAAGAACCCTTGATGACTCTAGAGCAAAATTGTATTCATTTATCCTGTTTGTGTCGTCCATTACAATAGGAACATCAACATTTAACATATGCCAATAACAACTTAACCCGTTTCTATTACCTGAACCTTTTGGTCCATCAACAAGAATTAAGTCATAATCATCTGGCAATTGAGAAAATAAAATATCCGCATCATACCAACCGTTTTTAATTGGCGCATAAATATAATTTGATTTTTCTGCTAAACCAACCCAAGATGAATCCTGCTCTACAGAATAAACATTATAATACTTGGCCAACTCTATGGTCCCCCTACCACTACCAAATTCTAATATTGAAGAGCCTTCTGGTAAATTTTTCCTGATCCAATTAAACAGACCTTCACATATGGCCCAACCTCCTAAATTACTCATAATTACAAATTTCTATATGCTTCTTGTCTGATTTGACAGGATGATATACTTTACTACCCACGATCCTATCTAAACGCACCGCTGGAATAGACCAATTAAAATTATTATTCTTAAAATAGCTTTCAAATCCATGTTTTCTAAAGTCCACTTTTGTCTCAGCTAGAGACGGCAACAACATTTCGTGAAAAAGAAACTTATTATACCTATCTCTATACTGTTTGACTTTTTTAATAAGACTAGGGGATATCCTACAAAAACAATTTAATGAATGCCAAAGCTCAGTGCTTTTAAAATGATGATTTAAATGCCACCAACCCCAACAGACATGTTCATATTTTGTGCATATCCAGTTTGATATTAATTCCGCTTCGTTAGAAGCAAAGCTATTTAAAATATTTTTTATCGTCTGTTCATTAAAAGCGGTATCATCCTCAATAACCCAAGTATACTCCTCTTTAAGATCTTTAAATAAGATATCCCAAGCTGTAGTCTTAAGCTTCCACTTTCCAGTCATACCAGTATAACCTTCTATATCCTCCTCCGTATCTAAAATAACTTCAACCTCACCCAAAGGAGAAAGTATTTTTTTAAGATTATCTGTCTTAACCCCTTCTTTGCGAGCTAAGATTTTGAAATTATTTTTCATTGATTAAAATTCAAGCTTGATAGCTCTAGATGTCCCAGCCAAACCAAGATAAACATCATTACCCACAACTTTGGCACAAGTAGAAAACCCAGTACCCAAGTTTTGAATTCCAGATCCCTCTTCAACACTGGATTTACCATCCATGAAATAAGTACTATAATCTCTCCATTGGATCTCATAAGTGCGAGGATTGATTCGGAAGCACTTAGTGTCAGCCCAGAATGCACTATAAAGCCAACCATCAGGAGCGAGGAAGCCGTGGAAATTTTTATTTTTATTAGCTACTGCAAGATAATCTGCTGGCAAATCAATTTCTTCGTAGCTATCATCAGCACAGTTTATAACCAAAATCTTTTTACCGCATCTAGGTAAGCAGAATACTTTATTAACATCCTCTACATAAGTAGCCCCAACATATTTGACATCAAATCCAAAAGCTCCAGAAGTAACAGGCTTACCTTCCAATAAGGAAGCATCACCAAA